CTACAGCCACGTAAGAACAGTTGTACATACACGTATTGTCTCGTGCTGCTGCTGGCCCAGCGGTCATCATAGATCGCATAGATGGCATAACCTGTAGGTCTAAGATAGCGTCACGAATATCTTTGATATAGCTGTCTTCACCTGTTAGGGGTTTAACGATATTATCAATGTATCGATCAACTGTCTCTGACCAAGTTTCACGCTTTTCGCCAGTCCAACGGGCATAACGTGATAGTGCAATAAAGTTTTGATAGGGGGTAGGGAGCATATTGTTCATTCTTGTTCTTTTCCTCGTCCACGCATTGTTTTATCTTCACCTAGCCAGACCAATCGGTCAATGTCACAACGGGCAATACCAATGTCTGCTAGTTCTTTGTCTGTTAATCTGTTTAGTTCTTTGATAACTCGACGATGCTCACGCCAAGTTACTAGGTAGTTCATCCATCGCCACCACCATTTCATTAATGTCTTCATTTGTTTATCTCACTCTTAACTATATAATAGAAGCCACCTATAATCAGGGCTAGTACTGACATAGCTACCAATACTTCACTCATCGTTTATCTCCATTTCCACTTATGACCCCACGTTGTTTACGGTCTTGTAATTTCTTTAAGTTTGCAGCAGCAAGGTCTGACATACTTACGTTTAGGTCACGACATAATGCAGCAATGTACCATAAGCAATCACCTACTTCATCAGCAATAGCCTCACGGTCAAACTTACCATCACGCAATATCTTCTTGACCTTGTTGGCTACCTCACCAGCTTCTGCTGCTAGTCCTAATGCAGGATAGATAACTTGATGCTCATGCTTATAGATAGCTGTCTGTGCTGCTGCTGACTGATATACATTCATCTCCATCTCTGTCTGACTAAAGTATTCAAACGCTTCTATATCTTCTCTACTGATCAATGTATCGTCTCCTCTATTGTCCCTAAGTTTATAGCTGCGTATTCTGCAAATGCCATAAACTCTTCCTCACTTACTGTTTCATCTTCCTGACACTTTGACATAAGCAAATACGTAGCTTTTCGTCGTAGACCCTCTACATCAGTATCTTGCTGTATCATCTCAAAGAGTTCCATATAGTCTAACAATGGCATCACATAAGCCTTCCATAAAATTGTGTCGGGCCTTTAGTATTCTTATCAAACAGGTACCAAGCGCAGTTATCTTTACCTGTATGCTTAGAACCTTCTATCCATTTAATTCTACCTACACTAACGATCCTAGCACAGTATGTCATAAGAGTAGCTGACTGCTTAGTGTGCATCCAATCTGCGTCAAACAACAACCAAGTAGGACAGATGTCTATCCAATGTTCTATGAAGCTGTGTAGGAAGTTACGTTCCCACGGTGGGTTAGTAATACAGAAGTCCATCACCTGATACTCACCAAAGTCAATATCAAGAGCATTATGCTGAACAATGTCTGGATGTCGTGGTTCAATATCGCAAGCATAAATACAAGTCCCATGTCCGTCTGTAAGATCATGGATATGTTGAATTAACCGACCATCACCTGCACAAGGCTCTACAAAGTCAAAAGTCTCTTGAGGTAGATGGTCGATCAAAGGTGCAACGGCCTCTATGGGTGTCGGATAGTAGTCTCTTTCAACACGTTCAAAATTAGACCGTTTGCCCATTACTTTCTCCAATTACTTACTAGTTCCATATAGTGATCTAGACCGATCATAACAACCCAATCTTTACGATCACCTCTAAAGAAAACGACAGGTTCGTATTGACCACCTTGTTTAGCTTGCTCTACCCAATCATAGACTGTCGCTAAACTCTTTCGTCGCTTAACTTCTATAGACAGGGGAAGTATCTTTCTTGCCTTTGGTGACAGTTGGATATCTTCCCCTGACTGACCCATAGCAGTAGAACGAACATCGTCGGGTTCTAGTTCAGGAAACGTCTTAAGAATAGTATCTCTTATCTCCTGTTGTCCTAGTCGTCCTTTTGCTTTACTGCTACGGGCGGTTCCCATAATTGACCCTCTTCTCGTCTGAGCCAGAGTAGTCTGGCATTTTCTATTACACGGTCTATGTCACCACTATAAGCATTGATACATCGTTCATACATCTCTTGTTCTGTTGTTGCACCATCTAGCATTTTATCTGCTTTCACTGGACCAACCTTATACAAACCAATAATGTTATCTGCTGCATCACCTGTTAAGATTTGCTTATAGAAGAACTTAAGACCTTCCCATTCACTGACATCTGACCACTCATTACGACCAAAGTTAAAATGTGTACAGGGTATCTGCAACATGTCTTTGTCAATAGATGCCACGACAGTATCAGGGCCATGCCTAGTTGCTTCGATTGCTATAAGGTCATCTGCCTCTTCTCCTTCACTCACGATAGCTCCAAACTTCTCTATGGCATATTGCCGTACATGATATAAGTGTAGTGGTTTCTGTGCATCCTTACGGTTGCCTTTGTAGATATGGCTCTTTGCTACGTCAAACCTAAAGTTACCTTTACCAGTCAAATATATTTCATATTGATCTGGTGTCGGAAAATCTAAGCATTGCTCAAGAATGTAGTCGATTAGTATCTCAAACTTTTCTTCTGCATCCTTGGGCAACAAATCTTGAGTAGCAAAGGCTGACCTGTAAGCAACAATGTCACCGTCGATCAGCACTTTGCGATTACTCATTACCAAGATACTCCGAAGGTCATTTCACCATCATCTTTCTCAAAGCCTACATCTTCGACATACGTAAAGCCCATTGCTCTAGCTGCATCAGCATATAGTTGCGACAGACTTTGTAAGTCTTCGATGTTACGAGTCATGCTCATTTCACCGTCTACTCCATCATCTTCGATGTCATTAATAGCAGTGATGATTACTTGCATTAAAATACAGGCTCCTCTTGTACATATGGCACATGCTCTGTGATGGCAATCTTCTCCATCGTAACAATCTTGTTGTCCCATACATCAAACTTAATGATAGCTTTAGTGCCATTACCAATGAAACCTAAGCTATCCCATGAGTATGGCTCATAACCACTGTCTGTCTGCATCAGAATTTCAGGTGGACCCATGACAACGCCATTTTCCCCTGTATCCTTATTGATAAACTTAGGGTTCATGTGAGGCCGTTTAGCCTTGTAGTATTCCTTACCCTCTTTGTCGGTCTTAAAGAGTTGAGCCATCATTCCCTTGTTAGGGATACCGTCCTTAATCATCTTGGACTTTTGCTCATCATTGACAACACAATTAACAACGTACTGTCCTTGTGTTTCATCAAACTTACGAGCCATGTCAGAACCATCTTGTGGCCCCATGTCACGATCCTCTGGACGTAACTTAGACCATTCTAACATGCATTCTACGTATACTTTCTTACCCATACTGGTTCCTTTCGTCGAGTCTGGTACATATATATAAGTGCTTTTTTCAGAGTTTGTAACACTAAAGTACAAATTTATTTTCTAATGGACATCTGCATATGTCCGTCCGAACTGTGCATCTATCCCAAGGTCTACATTAAGTTGTATCTTGTCGTTGACCTTCTCGATTGCACGTTCCATAAGTGATTGTATCTGTTGTTCTTCTCCTTCTTTTACTAATGCTATAATCTCGTCGTGAAACTGTCCAATAGTTTTAACACCATTCTTGCGACACATTGCCACCCAACTATCGAAACAGAATACCCCTGTACCTTGGTTCAGTGTACTAAAGCGATCCTTGTCAGACCGTAAAGAATACCAGAACTTAGATACAGGATTCTGTACCCACATAGAGCCAAATAGTTCACGTACACGTAATCCCTCTGCCACCTTCTGTACTGACCAGTTACGTGACCAGAACGCATCTAGCAGTGTCTGTGCCTCGTTCTTAGTCATACCTGTCTCACGAGACAGTTTAGAGGCTCCTACACCATACGTAGCACTGTAGTTTACCACCTTGTAGTTCTTACGTAGTGCCTTAAGGCTGCGTTCTCCTGAATTGTGCTTGTCAATGTCATCTTGTGTGACGACACCTGCGTGTTTAGCAAGGTCAAGGTGAGGGTCAAACCCGTCCTTAGACATCTCAGCGACATAATCAGGGTCTAGTGGTTTCATGTAGTGTCTCTTTGTCGTATCCTCTAACGATGTCATATCAGCACCACACAATGTGTAACCTTCAGGCGCAGTCAGACACCCTCTGATTTCTGCTCCGTAGGGTTTATCAACTGATGGCAGGTTGACCAATGGTCGGGCATGACGAAAGCGGAGTGTGTTAGTGAACCCTGCAATAGTAGCTTGCACGTATCCATCGTCTTCTGACTCAACCATTGATTTAAGAACTCCAATACGATGAGAAAGAACAGAGAGGCCATCAAGCAAAGCAATAGACGGTTCTTGTTCAACCAGTTCACGTACTGAGGGACAGAGTTCTCCGTCTTTCCGTACTTGTTCCAATTTCCGTTCATCACCAGTTACCTTATCCCTTAAGAATTTGAAGGTTCTAGGTTTCCAGCCCAGACTAAAGAGCCAATCTTTGACTTGCTCCACAGAGTTAGGATTTGCCCTTTGTTCTCCCACCTTAACCACCAGACTTTGTGTAGATACTGGTTGCCGTTCTTGCTTACAAAGCTCAACCCAGCGTTCCCCATGTGAAGATAAACTACCATCTTTCTTGTGCATGACTTTTGGCTTTTGTCGTGTTGCAAATAGATTACGTTTTGGCATTGCGTCAGCGAGGGCTTCTGTCTTTTCATCTTTCAGGGTCTCCCATTCCTGTAGGTGGGCCTTAGCCTTATCTACATCTAATTTCCATCGTAGGGTCTCCTGCTCCCTAGCACAATCCATCTTAAACATCAGGTAATCAATAAAGCGGTCTTTCTCTTCGCTGTCCTGATACAGTTTATTCAACTTAAGGTCTAGGTCACGATACAGACGAGAGTTAATCTTAACGTCCTCATCACAGCGGTGAGCATACTCTTCTGGCGTTAGAGTGTTCCAGTCCTTAATCACTGGTTTAGGCACTCCATAGTCCTCTCCGTAGCCCTCAAGCCCATGCCGCATACGATCATGGTTAAGATACCACGACAAAGGTAGAGTATCGATCAGACGAGCCTTAACCTCAACCCCAAGTATCTTTTCCACGGCAGGGATATCAAACCTAATGATGTTATGACCAATCAGTATAGGTGCTTCCGTAAAGAAGATACGCATAGCCTCATAGTCATGGGTATGATGCACATTTCCATCGGCCCCCTTCCACGACAATACGTGTATCTTTGTCATCTGATCCAATAGACCGTCCGTCTCAATATCAAATACTGGCACTATATAACCTCTCTTAGTGTAAACGTATCGTAGTTGAACCGCATCTTACCTGCTGATCCTTCCTCAGAGGATGGACGGTTCTTCTCAATCTTGAGATACGTTGTATTGCGTTCCTGTAGGTCTTCAGCTTCTTTGTCACGATACAAGTCGATGATAACTGATGCACGTTGACCAATCATCTTACAATACTTGAAGTCACCGTTCTCGTTAGTGTGACCAATGCTTACGATACCCACGTTTAATTCTGCTGCAAGTTTAGACAGGCGTACTGACAGATCAGCCAACTGTTGTTCTTTGCTTTCCTCAGATGATCCAGAGATGACATCTTGAATAGGCTCAAAGAAGATAAACTTACAGCCACATGCCTGACTGAAGAACCTGATCTGATCAATCAAATCTTCTGCCCCTGCACCATCACCTAGATAAAACTGATAGAAGTTCTCATCCTTGGTGATATCCTTAATGGCTTGTACTACGTCATCACCACGATCTTTCTCGTCGATCAAATCCCTACGTGTCAGATTGTCGTTTAAATGATACGACACAAGACCAAGTAGAGACCGTAGTTTGGTTTCCTCTAGGTGCCATGCAGCAATCGGTATTCCCTTCTGTAGCATGTTGTATTCTAGATACCGCATTAGCTCTGTCTTACCGATCCCTGTAGGTGCTTTAAACACTGTGAAGTGTCCCTGCATCAAACCAAGTATCTTGTCGTCCAGTGCCTGAATACCTGTCTCCACATAGATATGCTCTGGTGTATCGTGATACAACGACAGAAATTGATCTGCAGTGTTTAGGATATTCTCTGGTGTATACTTCTTTGCATTCCACCATGCACTCTTGAACTCTGCTTGCGCACCTGCTTGCAGGAACTCGTTAGCATCCTTGTACTTGTCGTGTGGTACACGGTAGACCTTGTTAGGGAATAGTTTAGCCATACGATCCGCAAGAGCATTACCTGCGTCATCTGTATCGACAGACAGGATGATCTTCTCGAACCCATCTAGCCATTCCTTACAGTTCTCCCAGAGCTTCTTAGAGGGCGTAGCAGAGGGTAAAGACACAACAGGGTTAGTGTAGCTGCTCTTAAGCATTTGTGCCACTGACAGGGCATCTAGTTCGCCCTCTGTTACCGTTACCATCTTGGACGACCCAGATGTAAACAGGTTCATCCCAAACAGTTCATCACCCTTGAAACCTTCTTTGGTGTAGAACGCTTTCTCGTCAAGACGACGAACCTTAATTCCCCCACTGGGGTATACATATTCCTGACGATCAGGGAATGTCTTTACGCCATAGTCTTCCATTGTCGTAGCATTAATACCACGCATGGATTGATAACGACCTGAATCCACAGATTCTATCTTCTTAGGTGTATAATCTATCACATTCATATCATCCCATTCCTTATTCCCACTGGTAGGGTATTTCTCTTTTGCCCAGTCAAACATCTCTCTTCTGGATGGATAACTTGTGTTGCAAGCGTGGCACTTCCCATAACCATCAGTGTTATAACTGAAAGCATCAGAAGAGCCACACGACACATAAGGACACGGTTTGTGTGCTAGTTCTGCCATGTGACTCTCCAGTTTGTTTAAGACTTACGACGAGATTTGAACAATACGTTCTTATCACCCTCGCTTGTTAAGGTGTCAAGTTGCTCACGTTGTCTACGCATAATGTATAATGTCGCATCAGTCATATTATTAACACCACCTTGGAACTTAGCCATGTTCTTTTCAACAAATCGTTCTGCATATTCCATGTTACGATCACAGATAGAACCTAGTGCCTCTTGTTCTCCAAACTCATTTGTGTATGGTTTATCCGCAATGTTAATAAATGCTTGTCGTGCAACATAATTCTTTGCGTCTTTGATTGAATTGCCACCACGTTTGATTAACTTCTTTGCGTTACCTACGGATGGTTTCATGTCCAAATCTAGACATTGTTGCTTTGCTGTGTTCCATACTGCTGAAATAGTTGTCATATCGGGTCTCCTAGTTTACAACTTTAAGTTCTGGTTTCTCTGTCAAGAAGTCTTGTAATTCTGGTTCCACAAGGTCTAACACTTCCTTTAACGACAAAAACCATTTTGCATAGTCTCTTGCGATACTTAATCCTACGTCATCTTGGTTATATCCTTCCATTATCTTATCCAGAAGTACTTGTGCAGCATCTTCTGTATTTCCACTGTACCGCTTACCGTACATCTGTGCGATACCTTTAATTGCACCCATTGCCTCTGACACATTATAGTCTGGCACAGTTGGCATGGATGCCTTACGTTCTTTTACCCTCTCTGATGCCTCAAACGGTGTTATTGTACCATTATCTAAATCAGTCTTTACGTCACTAAACTCAGGTTTGATCTGAACATCGTTGTAATTAGCCTTAGTCTCTACGACCTCTGATGCAGTCATAGGTTTATCTGACGACACAATCTCTTCACGTAATTCCTCTGGGGCAGACAAGAGTGCATATACCGCATCTGAACCGAAGTTTTGTAGCTTGCAATCTACAAAAGTCTTTCTTATCGCATTTATCTTTCTTCCATACTGATAAGAAATACCACAATCATCAGCAAACCTACCAACAAAACCTGCCATCTTGTTGTTTTCTGACAAGTGAATATCAGCAGCCCTATTCATCCACTCTAGTTTACGATGGAAAGCACTGCCCATATCTACATCAGCTTGCTTAAAACCATCGACACAATCCCGCCAGTTATAAACGACATCAGAAGATGCCTTAGCCATAAGTTCCTCAAAGTACTCGTCGTCATCCATACTTATGTTTCCTTCTATAGTAGTAATAGTTAACTTAAGCAGACAACCTAAGTTATACAAGGGACACTTGCTTATAAGTGCTTTTTACTGATTCTGTAACATCACAAATTGTTACAAATCTTTTCGAGTGCAGCTTTCTCGTGTCGTGATACCCACATTTTGTTATGACCCATATGAATACCTACATCATCTTGTGACATATCATCCCAGTATCTCATACGAATAATTGCCCACTGTTCTTGTGTAAGACAGGTAAATGCAACTGTCTGTACCCTAGCCAACCACTCTTTGCGTTCATACAGTTCCTCTGTCGATGGAACCTGAGACATATATTCTTCGTATTCTACAGAGTCACCATACAATGCATTCTGTAGTGCAATAGCAGTCCAACCATCGACATCATCATCTGCACTTATGGACTTAGCTTTGTTGGACTTAGGTATCCTAACGGCTGATCTAGATAAGTTGTAATACTCGTTCATACTTGCCTGTACATGAGAATACAACAGGTTCTTATCGGTCTTACCTTCTGAAATCAACTCCAGACACTTAAGTACACCTTCAGACACTAGGTCATCATATTCCTGCTTGTCGTTATATTTCCTTGCAAGGGATCGACACATTTTCATTATATCATCGTTATCCATATTATTCCTCTTTCAGGCAGAACTCACAGAAGTCTGTAGCTGATACATTACCACACGACACACATTTCTGTGGTTCATGTCCTTTAGTACCAAACTCATACTCTGTTAGTTCATCATTCTCATACCTCATATGATCTTCGATAAAGTCAAAGACTATTTGCATATCCAACTTAGCAGCGGCACAATATAAGACCAACTTCAGTCCATATTCTGCTAGGCTAGTCTTAACATCATCATCAAAGTGAAA